CTCCAAACATTTTTTACAGTTTACAAAACTAATATGTCTATTTTTCATGATCCTGTATTCCTGTTTTGTACATCTATATCCACAAAGTGTTGTTCGTTCATCATATCCTGCTTTGTGTCGCTTCATTAATCTATCGTAATAACTGACCCTTGAAAACAGTTGTTGATGTCAGATACTCCGTGTTTAAGTTTAACATAGCAATGCTTACAGTGAATCCTGTCTTCTGCCATTGTACTCCACTTAGCAAGAGGCTCTTGACACTCTGGACAAACCTTCCATTCTTCTTTTGTTAACGGATTGCCTTTATTCACCCACTCACCCCCATTTCTCAACAAGTGCAAAGAATTTATCTTGAGCCTTCATTCTTTTACCTTTTCTGGTTAAAGTATAGCTCACTCTAGATTCTTCTACCTTTTTTATGTGGTCTGCTAATATGATCCACATTGCTTCTGACACATTGTCAAAATTATCTCTCATCCAATCTAGGATGTACTCTTTCTCTTTGTCAATACCTACATGGAGTAGGACTGATTTTCCGCTGTTGTTGTATTCTTTTCTTCGGGGCAATTTTATCATTCCTTTTGTCAATTTGATGACCGTAAGTGGCCTTTTTTGAAGAGGGCAAGGCCAGACCCTTCTTGCAAATTGTAACAGACCCATACAAGACTTGGGCTTGATTCAGGTAACGACACCTGTGTTACTCGAAATCTAGAAATTAATCTTCTATTTTTATATTGTGTTTCTTGATCATAGCATCTGCCCATGCGTCAAGCTTTGCCATTTTTGTTCCATCTTCATCTGAGAATTCAGAAGGTACAAGCCAAGGTTTGTTTTTGCTAGCCATTTTTGTTGTTGAGTTATTTTTGCTCATGCCGTATTAGTTTGGTAAGCATATATAAGCTTTTACCCTATTCCGTAAGCTTGGGACTGCATTTTCTAGCCTTTTTAGAAATCCCGAAGGCATATAGAAACTAGAAGTTATCCCAGCTTGTAACACGGATTCCACGTTTATCTATGTCTTGTATCGCTAACTCGCACATCCACAGCGATATTACTGCATCTGATGTATGTCCATCTAGCCTACCATTCTTACCCCACATCAATCTAGACAATCCTTCTACAAGTTTTCTTGATCCGATAGGCCCTGACTTGTTTACAGATTTATTCCAGGGTATAATGTATTTACCTTGTTCTAGAGCCAAAGCAATTCTAGGAATACCAATCTGTGCATGATGTTTTTCTGATCCAGTTCTGTGGCCCTGAACGGGCAAAGATGCCAAATCCTTAGCTGCGTGTGCTACCAATCTCTGGAACCCATTAGTCTCTACCATAATCATCGTAGGATTGTGTTTCTCTGCCAATGATACCAAATTCTTTACCTGAGATGTCAACCAACCTGCTCCTTCTGCTTTTACCTTACCACACCACTGATACAATATCTGACGCACCTTAGTATCTCTGTCATAAGACACAACTGTGTATGCAGTCTCGTCATTTGTAGTATCAAGACCTACTGCTAAATCCACGCCTATTACAATATCTGTATCTCCTATTGGTTTGTCAAATCCTAATGATTCATCTAAACATGGCTCAATAACACCCCACGGAATAACTGCGGTTTCTGGATCTAGCGGATTAAGCATATACTCAGATTCAAATGCTCTAGTTCCCATAGAGCGTCTTTCAGCTTCTAATCTTTCCATTGTCCAATATTCAGGCCATCTTGGTTTGCCTTCTTGATTTAAGGCAGGATGCCAAACGTTTGCCCAATCTGGACTTTGCCGTACCCAATCGGTTGCATCGCCAACTCTCTTCTGTGTACCAATCAACAATATCTTACCGTCTGGCAATCTCATTGGCATTACAACTCTTTTGATAAAATGTATAACTCTGTCATCTGACATTTTAGGAAACTCTTCCAGAATGTCATCTAGAATAATTAAATGAACGTGTGGCCCTTCTAAAGATTTACTAGTAGATGCAGCTCTAATCCTACTGCCGTTGCTAAAATGCTTCTCACTCTTTTTCCATGATCCTCCATCTTCTTTACCTTTAATGAAACTAGATAATCTCCAAGAACGTTTACATAATTCTTCAAACTGTTCTAACTTATCTATTGCTTGGTCAAGTGTTGCAGATACATACAATGCCCTGTAGTTTGGATATTTAGACATCATGTATGCACAGTATGTTAAAGTAAACGTAGTCTTCAAGTGACCTCTTGCACACATTATTCCTACATATCTTTTATCAGAATTAATTGTATCAAACCAGCTCTTGTGCATTTCTCCTAGAGGAACATACTCGCTAGGTTCCATACGCATAAAGTCAGTAAGTATATCATTAGCAAAATCAATAAACTCCAAATCTTCTTGTATAAGGCCTTTAGCAAGTAAGTGTTGTGTAAACTGTTCTAATCCTTCAATGTTTGCCATTTACTAACGTGTTCCTCATTTATGCTTACGGTAAGATACTTTGGATTCTGGTCATAAAGATAGTCTGATAAATCTTGAATGTTATCTGTTTCATAAATTACCTTACCTGTTTCGCTATCGCAAATCCTAAACACTCTCAATCTCCATAATCATTTCTCCGATTTGTTTTGCGACCTGGGGGACAACTGCGTTTCCAAGTGCTTTAAGTCTGTCCACCCTTCTGGGAACCCCATTAGCCACTCGACCCACGTTGGGTTCAACGTCCCACCCTTTCCACCTTGAGGTTCTACTGCAAAATCCAATCTGTTGGATTTGTCGTGCGCCCGTTTGTGATTCTTTGACCATCCCTTGTAATCGCTTTGTGTCGGTGTCGGAAACTTCTCCACATAATTTACCGCATCTTTCAACCTGACTCCCCATCTCACTCCCTTTTTGTTTACTCTGCTGAAACTCCCGTTTCGTAATTCTACGTTGCTTGCTGCTCCTCCTCCTTGATATGCTGTCGGTGTCGGCCAATTTAGCGATGATAAAGATTCTTTCTCTTCTGTGCAACGCACCAACGCCACCCTGTCCTCCCGCTGGGAACACATCCCAGACCGCATTATACCCGCTCTCGGCCAAGTCCCTGAGAACTTCTGCAAATGCCCTTCCAGAGTTTGCTGATAGCAACCCCGTGACGTTTTCAGCCACGACCCATCTTGGTTTAACTTGGCGAATGATTCGTGCAAATTCTCCCCAGAGCCATCGTTCATCAGCAGTTCCAGCACGTTTTCCTGCTTGACTGACAGGTTGGCAGGGGAAACCCCCACAGATAAGATCGACTGACTCAAGTTCTTTTCCGTCAATGGTGTAAATGTCTCCGTAGATTTCTGTTTCTGGCCAGTGGTGTTTGAGGATTTGACTACCAAACTTATCTACCTCCACCATCCAGGAACATTCCATTCCTGCCATCTCAAGGCCCAAATCCAATCCTCCAATTCCTGAGAATAAACTACCAAATCTCACTCCAAGTCCCTTACCATTTCTACCCAGTTTCTAATTACTAAATTAATCTGCTCTTGTGATAGGTCTGCCCTCTTCATTGCTTCAGGCATCTTCTCTGCAATCTCTTGGATCAAAGTATCTTGCAAGTCTTTTGCACCCTCAAGACGTTGCAGTTCTCGGATCACAGAAACCATCTCGTAAGCTCTAATCTCTGACGTACTGCTATCTAATTGTGATGTGAATTTGGACTGTATTGATTGCAGTGTTTTGATATTCCTTATAGTAGAACGGGTGCTATTACTTGCGGTTTCTTGCTTAATAACCTCTCTTTGTTCATCTAGTAAAGAATGCCAGTTGTCTTTCAATGCCCAACTCTTGATCGTGTTATGTGCTATAGAGTTGTTATATTGTTCTTTTAATTTATTAGCAATAGTCTTGTATCCCATTCCTTGCAGAAAGAATACTCTTGCTTCTTCCTTTATACTGTCATCATAGCGAGGCATTACAACTCTTCTTTCTTCCAATCCTTGACATAGGATTTGATTACTTGTCTAGCAAGTTCAGAAACTGGTCTGCCTTGTTGCTCTGCTATTTTACTAAACTCATC